ATAGCCCCATCTCAAAGCCACGCCACATCTTGACAGCAGGATGATTACGCCATCCAGCATGAGGATCGTCGTTTGATAGGACATTGAGGATTTGGTAGCACTCCAGGATTTGCTTGTTAAGTCGTTTATTGTCCAAAGCCTGGGCAGTGTTATAGAATGATTTGAATGGCATGAAAGTTTGCATGTTCTTCTCTCGTTTAACGGAAACTTATATATACAGTATATCGTGGATAGTAGAGAATGTCAAGCCTTTTGGCTTGTATTGTCCTCTTATTTACCGCCGAACTTTACTGTATGTTATTCTTAACAGTGATTATACCTTGGCTCAACGCCGAGAACTTACTGCACCCATCGTGCTCGCATAGGTCATCAGCGAGGAACTCGTCGCAGACCTGCTTGTCTAAAAGGGTAATTACTGTCTCAAGTGCAGCCCTAAAGCCTTTGTTATACTCTGCCTTGCCGATCTGCTCAAAGTCAGAGAGACGCATGTTTGCTATATTATTAATGTCCATGGTTCCTATCCTGGGAATTGTGCTAGATATTCTCTAGTCCTGTCGGTAATGCCGTTCCATGCTGACCAGTTCTTTCCACCGTTAGACATCTTGAATGCTATCTTGGCATTGGTGTATGGGTCAAACAGGTCTTCGTTCCTGCTTAGATTAAACTGCTTTAGTCTTGCTGGTCCCAGAGAACCGATCATGTTAATCTGGAATAGACCGTATGAGTTGTCCCCTGTCTTGCTGTTCTTATTGTGTGCCATTGGTCGTCCTGTTGACTCCTTCATAGCAGTTGCCCAAGCCGTCTTTAGACCATTACCACGGAAGCCAACTTCATGAAGAATGTTCTTCAGTTCGTGTGGCTTTAGCATTGTCTTCTTTGTATAAACAACCTTGACAGGCTTTAGATTCTTAACAAAATTTAGGGTAGTGTCTGGCTTAACAACAACGCTACTGGTTGGCTCAACTACTGGGGAAGCCTGTGCTGGGTTGGTAATCGCAAAAGGCATTACGAACAGGGCAATAATTGTCTGGATTTTATGCTTATTGTTTTTCATCCTACAATTATACCAGGATACTATAGCCATGTCTACCCTGAAATGCTATAATTGTATCATGTCCAAGTTTAGGTACCCGATTTTCCCAGATAGAACATATACAATAGTATATGAAGACTTTGAATATGAGGTTACTGGCGAGGAGATCGTTGCCATGTTTAGACGTGGAGCCTACCTAGAAAAGATACTTGAAGAAATTGAAACCGAATCCAACTAATACTATTATTCTTACCGTTCCTAGGTCTGGATCAAACCTGCTTGAAAATACCCTTGAGGCAATGGCACTCATAAGAATTACAAAGACTCATAGTTGCTGGATGGCTAAGAAGAACTTTGTTGTTACTATTGTTAGAGATCCTCTAGATACCCTGGTATCCTGGGCAGCAATGAGAATGCACTATCGCAATGGCAAGATAGACAAAGACATAGTCGCACAGTATTGCTCTAGTTATAGGTATCTAATTAAAAATGCGTCTATTATATTAGACTACAACGAACTTGTTGAGGACCCATACAAAGTTACAAATAATATAATTAACTATATGGGAATGAAGACTTTCTTCCGTGCCCCCAAAATAAAAAGAAACCCAGATGTTCCGAAAAGAAGGTATTTGGTTTCTAGCACGTCATCAGATTATTATAAGGTTGCCAGAGAAATACTAGAGCAGGAAGATCTCTCAGAGTGCTACAGTCTTTATGAGCAAGCCCTTAGTCTGAAAACAAAGTTTGACTAGTATCTACTGGCTTGCCTGACACAAAAGCCTCGTGGCATCCGTAGCAGTAGTGTGTTGGGCTTCCGTAAAACTTCTTACCGCCCAGAGCAATACCCTCAGCCCTAGCCAACTCAATTAGTTTCTGAGATGGGGTGCCGTAGAAGATGTTGACAAGGTCATGGTTGCAATTAGTACAAATATTCATATATTAATTATACCATGTGATAAAATTGTTATATGACAATAACAATACATAGCCACCAAAGATCTGGAACAATGTTCATACTTAATAATCTTTCCAGACTATTTGACATGGCTGGTCACAATCCTGGCATACACAAAAGCCTGCTAGAAAACATTGACAATCCAGATAACTTTAAGATGGTGGTTCTCAGAGATCCAGTCAACACAATCCTATCTATCTATGTTCACAGCAAAGTCTTTATGCAAGACAAAGACATGTCACCAAACCTTGAGCATCTAAAGATGGCTATCGTTGGTTATGTTGAATACCACAAAGAAATTGAGAAACATCTAGAGAATCTGCACGTTTACAAGTTTGGCAACCTAGAAGACATTGTGCTAGATATTGCGTCTAGGTTTGTAGAAATTCCAAAAGACTTTGTCTTCTTGAAAAATTCTGATTACGAAAACAATCCAGCCAGCGTTAAAGACGTGCCACTATACCAAGACACTATTAATAGCATTAGTGATTATGATATGTTTAAGCCTGCCATCGACATATACAACAGGCTAATTGAAAAGTCAAGTATAATTGTATAATGGATCAAGAAGAAATCCAAAGAGAGATAGACAAGATTGTTTATCGCCTTGGACCTGCTGGCGAAGAGTTGTTCTCTTATGCCGTTGCCCTTGAGAGAATCCGTATATTTCAAAACCTTCAAACCCTGATTCAGCAAAAGGATTCTGCTAATGACCAGATCGCTGCTGAGGTGCTGTCCTGGGCTTGGCAAGCACTAGCAGAACAATAATACTGTATAATTGTCTTATGACTACTCACGCACTTGTAACACTCAGCAACTCTACCGCCACTAGGCTTACCCCAGCAGTTCTACACTCTGGCATGGATATCACAATCCAAAACGTTCACGACTCTGCATACGTTTACCTCGGAGGAGAGGGCGTTACGTCTTCAAACTACGGATATCGCATTGCTCCTGGACACGCAATCTCTTGGGAACTACCTGGAAGAGATGCCATCTATGCAATCACAAACACCAACAATTCTAAGATTGCTGTAATGAAAACCAATCTTGAGAGTGGTAATTAATGTCTAGATTTACTAATCACACCGATGGTGTTCCTGGTCCAGAAGGTCCTGCTGGTCCTTCTGGCAGTGCAGCAGCACTTTACTACGGATCATTCTTTGACGAACTTCAACAGGATGCAGGTCAAGACACCATCCAGGCAATGCGACTTAGAACTACAGACTTTGCAAATGGTATTTCTGTGACTGGAACTAATAGCACTAGGATTACTATGGGTCACAATGGCAAGTACAACATTGCCTTCTCTGCCCAACTTCACCAAACAAACAGTTCTGCCATTGTTAATATCTGGCTTGCTAAGAATGGAACCGCCATGGCTTGGACAAACACTAAGGCATCTATCACTGCTAACAATCCTTATTATGTTGCTGCTTGGAACTTCTTTGTTGACGCTACCGCTGGAGACTACTACGAAGTGATGTGGTCTTCTAGTAGCGATCACACCGTAATTGAAGTTGTTGCTCCTACTGGCACTGGTGCCAACCTACATCCTGCTGTCCCTTCTGTCATTCTTACTGTTAATCAAGTTGGATAGCATGGACTTGGTATATGTTTGCCGTAAAGGCGATAATGAAGAACTTAGGTATTCATTACGATCCATTGAAAAATTTTCCCCGAACCATCGTGTCTGGGTTATTGGCTACAAGCCATCCTGGTACACAGGAAACTTTATCCCACTACAAGATACGTCTACTAAGTTTAACAACATAAGGCTAGCCATGCTTGAGGTATGCAAGACTGCAGAGATCTCTGAAGACTTTGTTTTTATGAATGATGACTTCTTTCTAGTTGAGCCTGTTAATAAGTTTATTAATTATGACGGAGGTCTGCTTTCTGACAAGATTAGTAGATACCGCCAAATAAGTCCAACTGGAACCTACACCATTTTGCTAAAAAAGACTTTTAGATATCTCAGAAGCCAAGGAATTAAGGCTCCAATTGACTACGATATCCACGTTCCAATGGTATTTAGCAAGTCTAAACTGTTACCAATTGCTTATATGCCATTTCAGCCCAGGTCTTTATATGGCAACCTTTTGCAGATAGCCTCAGAGACGATCACAGACGTTAAGAGATATGATTCTGCTAGTTCCATGAGCAGCCTATCCTACACTGAAAACAAGTATCCGTTTATTTCTAGTGAGGACAAGTCGTTTGCCCTGCTTAGAGATACTATCTTGGCAGACATGTTTCCAACGCCTAGCAAGTATGAGGTGCCCCTGGTAGGAATCGAACCTACGACTAAGAGATTAGAAGGCTCCTACTCTATCCACTGAGTTACAGAGGCTCAGGTAATTTACTTACCCTTGTTATCTTCGTAAAACTTGCGAAGCCTATTGTCGTTAGCACAAAGGAACTTGAGTTGAGAGATGCTCCTCTTAGCCTCTTCAAACGTCTCCTGATCAACGACCGAGTTAATTAGTGCCAACTCTGCTGACTCGTCTACAAAGTCCATCTGACTGTGGTGCAGGTACTGTCCGCACTGAACACAAGGACGCTTAATCTTGTAGTTTTCAATATAGGTAATTACCTTGTCTGAATATTCTGTGTTCTTTGCCACTTTATTTTCCTTCACTGAACTGTCTGTTGTTTCTTTTAGGTAGTACGCTACCGTTCCTTTGGAGCAGCCAAGTTCTTGACTAATTTCTCCGTATGTTTTTCCCTCTGCTCTTAGGCGAAGGATGTCTTCCTTGTAACTCATGTTATACCTTTCCGTATATTTGTTAAAGCACTCTGCTGAGTCCTCCAGGTGGGGATCGAACCCACATGCCACCAATTACTCTTTCTACACCTTATAAGAGTGAGGAGATACTGGAGGCTTAACTACTTAGTTAACCACTTAACCAAATCTGGATTGTCTTGCATGATCATAATGAATGCGTTCTCGTAAATACCAATAAAGTGGTGCTCCCATTCATCGTATTCCGCCTTTTTCTTTGGCTTGCTAGAGCCTTCAAGAATCATTCGAGCAGAGTGTAGTACCTCATGTACCAGAGTTACCTTCTGCTTGTCTTCGCTGATATCTGATGCCACAACGATAAGGTTACCCTGGTCTAGGGTGTATCCGTAAGAGTTGTCATTGAGCATGCCGTCTTCACGAGTGCCACGAAACTCTACATCAAACACTTGTGGACCAATTTTAACTGAAGCAATTGTCATAGGTATTCCTTAATAATCTTGTCTATCTTGTTGTATAGGTCTTCTTTAGAACCATCATTAACAATTGTACCATCAAACGCATGGTTGTCAAGTGCGGTTTCAGAGGAGTGCCCATTTATGGCTGATCTTCCAGGCTTAACTATCCTAAGAATGATCCCCTCTCGGCTCTTAATCGCACGATACTCATTGGGATATCTTACATCTGTCAGAACAGTTTTGTCAAATTTGCCAAGGCTGCCCATTGCCTGGTTTACCCAGAAATCTGGACCAAACATGTCTCTACCAACCTCAGTCCCCATTACCTGCAACAGCCTTCTGGTCTCTGGGGAAAGCCTCTTGGTCTCTTCCCAGCCCAGCCCATCTACTGCCTGTGCTAGATGGGTTGACTGAAACTCACCAACAGGGACCCTAGGATTCAGCCTGTAGAGTGCCTGCCTGATGGGATCCGCAAATGCAACTCTGCGATATCCATAGTTTGCAATAAGGTGTTCTGCTACGGTATCTTTGCCAGATTGGGCATACCCACTAAGACCAATAATCATTCTTTAATGTTGCTTCCTCTGTTGATTCCTGCAATGTACCCTGCCTGGAATGCCTTAATCTCAACTTCAGTAGGCATAACAGATAGGGTAGAAACCCACTTCTCCATATCAATCTTTGCCTTGCGAATGATTGCTGAGAGTTGTGCCTCCTGCTTACGCTTTTGGTGTCTATTATTACTCATTGCTTAGTGCCTTAAGTGTCTCTGGGAATACCTGGTGTACTAGGTCCTTAACAGCCTTAGCATATTCCTGGATTTCAACCTGTGCGTCATGCTCTAGTCGCTGGTCAAGGAACGTCATTACTCCTTGTAGAGATACGGTCCAACGCCAACGGACATACATTGCGTATGCTGGTAGGAATAGACGTGCAATCTCTGGTGCCACGTTGTCATTCATAGCCTCGTGGTACAACTTAGTGCCTTCGTCAATAATTCCATTTAGTTTGTTGGTGTAGAATGCACCACTGCTAAAATGAATTGGATCTCCGCTACCCTGCTTGCTATTCTCTGGCTTAGAACGCCATGACGATGCACTGGGAACGTAGAACTCTTCCTCTTCTGTGATATATCTACGAGAAGATTCGTTCCATCCGTTCTGGTCATCTACGTGCGTGGAGGCAACTGCGTACTTCCACCACTGTCTTGCGACAAAGAGCGGTGCGTAAACTTCCATGGTGACTGCTGCGTGGCGGAATGGAGAAGTGTGACCTTCTCTGACAAGGAACTTAATGAGTTTCGAATCTCGTTCAGTGAATTCGTCACTTTCCTTATCATAACTAACACGAGCAGCGTTAACAACGCTAAGGTCACTTCCAAGAGTGTCAACCAGTCTGACATATCCTTTATCCAATACATTAATTTGATTCATCTTTATTCTTTTCTACGAAACGTTTCTCTAACTTCTTAACAATAATTCTATACGAAATTACTGCAACTGTCAACTCATAAATGGTATTCCAAAAGAAGTCAACTACAATATGGTTTACATCTGTTATCATCCCGACAATGACGGACCAGTCAAACTCCATGCTACTCTGTGTCTCTTGATAGCGGATCGTACAGTTCGTGCAACCTTGTAATCACATGCTTAATGTAATAGGCATAATACGGATCTTCGGTAGCGACAGCAAAGTGCTCTTTTTCAAACTCTTCAAGAAGTTCTTCGTATGCCTGCATCTTTCCCTCATTGACAAGAATCTGAATAACCACCTGCTGTTCGGGTGTCATGTCTTCAATAGATATCTTTGGCACTTTATTTAGCCGTCATGTCTACGTGACCGACAACAGCAAAGATGTCTCGGTATGGCAAAATTATCAAGTTCTCACCCTGATGCTCGATCTCTGTCCCAGCGTACTTAGAATAGATAACCCTATCGCCTACGTTTAGATCGATTGTCATTTTTGTTCCGTCAGCAAAAGTGGCACCATTGCCTACGGCAACAACCAAACCCTCTGTAGGCTTTTCCTTTGTTAGCGTTGAAATGATAAGACCAGATGAAGTTGTTTTCTCTGTCTCCTCAATTGGCTTTATAACTACCTTGTCTTCAAGTGGTTTAATGCTCATATTTAGTACTCGTCTTTCTGGTGTGTTACACCGTGCTTATCGTCAATATATTTGTGGATCTTGCGTAGGGCAATTGCCTTTGACACGGCAAAACCCACCAATAGGAATACGGCATTCCAGAAAAACTCTGATATTACGTGGTCTAGTCCAAACATTACTTCCATAAGACCATCCATAGAGAATTCTCCATGTGCATGTTCGTCCGTATGCTCTTCTAGTTCTGTCTTGATTACAGAATAAACCTTGTTAATCATTGTTTTCCTTTACGTAGAATTTCTATGGCTCTGTTGAGACCTGTCGTATAGTCAATTATACCCAAGTCTACTTCCTTAGTCAATAGTTTAATGAATACTTTTCTTGTTTCGTTTACCGCTTTTTTGCGACCAGTGTCAAACCCATCGTTCCAGGCTTGAGTCTTGATCTTTTCTAGTTTTGATTTTGATATAAACATACCTCTCCTATCGCTCCCCCACCTAGACTCGAACTAAGAATGACGGTACCAAAAACCGTAGTGTTGCCAATTACACCAAAGGGGATTAGCAGTCCCAAGGGGAGTCGAACCCCTCCTATCGCCGTGAAAGGGCGACGTTCTAACCGATAAACTATGGGACCAAAAAGGAACCCCCACTGTGAAATCGTTCTTATGAGTGATGCTTGTGGAGGTTCCCTATACTATTGTACCAGGGGTGAGCGTGAGAGTCAAGTTATTCTGCAGAATAATTTGGAAAGATCTTTGGGGTGTTTTCACACATGTCTTCTACTAAGTCTGTAAATGATCGCTTACGGAACCATCCCAATTGGGTCTCAGCCTTGCCAGGATCGCCTAGAAGGGTCTCAACTTCTGCAGGTCTAAAGAACCTAGGGTTAATCTTTACGATAGTCTTGCCAGTGTTTTTGTCAATGCCAATCTCGTCTACCCCAGTGCCATGCCACTCAATATCAAAGCCAAAATACTTAGATGCAATATTTACGAAGTCACGGACGGAGTGCTGTTCACCTGTAGCAATAACGAAGTCATCTGGTTCATCAGCCTGAAGCATCAGCCACATAGCGTATACGTAGTCCTTGGCGTGACCCCAGTCACGAAGTGCGTCTATATTGCCAAGTTCCAGGGTGTCCATAGTACCCTCTTTAATGGCATTAAGAGACAAAACAATCTTGCTTGTCACAAAGTTTGCTCCACGTCTAGGTGACTCGTGGTTAAATAGAATTCCACTGGTAGCAAACATACCATAGGATTCACGATAGTTCTTTGTAATCCAGTGACCGTACAACTTTGCTACACCGTACGGAGATCTTGGGTAGAATGCAGTGGTCTCCTTTTGTGGGACTTCCTGTACCTTTCCAAACATCTCAGAGGTGGATGCCTGATAAAACCTTGTCTTATCTGTTAGTCCAGCACTTCTAATACCCTCAAGGATTCTTAAGACTCCAACTCCGTCTGCCTCTGCTGTGAACTCTGGTGTATCGAATGATACCTGTACATGGCTCTGTGCACCAAGGTTGTACACTTCATCTGGCTCAACAAGTTTAATAAGATTAGCAATAGATGCCGAATCGGTAAGATCTCCTTGGTGAAGGAATAGATTGTCATTGCTTAAAATACTTTTAAGTCTAATTAGGTTGTCCGTGGATGATCGTCTTACGATACCGTGCACCTGGTAGCCAATGTTAAGAAGTAGTTCTGCTAGGTATGAACCATCCTGACCAGTTATGCCAGTAATAATTGCTTTTTTCATTGTTAGTCTTTCCAGATAACGTCAATTGAGGTTGGCTTGGTGTAGTCCTTACCAAACTCAGCAAACACTGACTTATCTTTCATACGGTTAACAATGCCACGAGACCAGGAGAATCCTGCGTCTCCACCCCAAGCAAGCCACATGATGTAGCCATTAGATGGGTTAGCCTGGCTTCCCCAGTCCTTGCCCTTCTTATCTACCTCGTGACGTGAGAAATATGAGTACATACGCTTTACAGTACTGAGCGAGAGTGTCTCTCCATTAGCCAACTGTCTAGCCCTAGTCCATCCAACTGCAGTTCCTGCTCCAGTGGCTTTGCCGTCTTCCTTGAACTTAATAGCACGACGAGCAGCAGACCTGGCACCAGCAGGAGGAGAGTAGCCCTCAGCCTTGTCCATATACTTTTCATCTTCATCCTCTTCTGCAATCTCGATATCAACGATTATTGCGTCATTATAAAGCATACCGATTGAGTATGCGGTAGGACAGAACTTTCCATCCTCTTCTTGTTCAAACATTCTTACTGCCATGGCAGGATTCTCTGGAGTAGATTCAATGGCGTACTCTGTGCCTGGTGTGCCGTATGTACCACCCTCGGTCATGATGTGCTCTACTTGACCAACTACGATGCCCTCTGACGTTCCGCCCATTACATAGTCGCCCTCAGAGATTGGGCGATCTGCTTTTGCTACTGGAATGCAGTTAGGAACCATTGCACCTCCGTCGCCTGGCTTCATGCCACGCTGAACGTAGCCATCCCAGCATGGGGCTTGCTTGTTTGTCATCTCGTTGTCCATTAGTCCATCTCCTCTGTTTCCATGCTTACACGAATCTGCCAGCAGAACTTTTGAGATACAGCCTGACGTGCAGACAGGAAGTCAACTAGCCCATTCTCTCTGGCTGTAGTTGCAGTTGTAATTGCATCCTTTAGGTCTTCTATGTGCTTCTCAATCGACATATAAAGATCGGCAAGCATTGGCTGAGGGTCCCCAACAAGTACAGGCTCTGGCATGGACGACATGTCGAAGAAGTCTGCTAGTCTGTATGGTGCATAAGTCTTAAAAATTCGTAGCCACTCTGCGTAGGTGTCTGTTGCTTCTTCATAATCTTCATAGATCTCTGAGAAAAAGTCGTGGAATTGCTTAAAGTCGTCTGACTCCACGTTCCAGTGGTATCCGTGTGCCCTAAACTTGAGAGCAATATTGTCTGCAAGAAGTTGCTTTAGTTGTGAGATTAGTTGTTCCATGGGTTTAATTATACCATAGTCTATGAGAGGTGATATAATGGTTATGAAGAAAAGAGAGCCATGTCAAAGCCAACAATCCTTGTTTATTCTGTTATCAGAAATGAATCACGGTACATAGACCGATACTACGACCAGGTAAAGGAGATTGTATCTACCTTTCCAGGGTATAACTTTATCCTATCTATCTATGAAAACGACTCCACAGATGATACCGTCGAAAAGATCCAGTCCAAAGATTGGTCATTTCTTAAGGACTTCTCGTTTATCTCTGAAAAACTAATGACAAACAACTATGGCTCTGTAAAGTCCAAGGACAGAGTGAAGAACTTATCTATTGCAAGAAACAAGGCTATAGAGGTGCCTGGCTTTTTAGAAAGATCTGATTACGTAATGATGATCGAATCAGATATGAGGTTTGACATGGACACCGTAAGGCAAATCCTAGAGTTTAAAAACCTAGAGCCAGACTTTGACATTGTGTCTGGTCTAACAGTCAACAACCATCCCATCTATGATAGTTGGGCTACTCGCAAGGGACCAAGGTTCACCAGTCACGAAGAGGTTAGGAAGTTTGACGTCACATCTAAGCCCTATGATTGGTACTATGCAACATCTAATGGCATCTGCCTATACCGTGCACAGCCATTTAAGGATGGAGTTAGGTATGGATACATAAACCCAGTCACAAATAAGTTTGATTGTGACACTGTGGTTGTTTGTCAGAACTTCCACGCTGCTGGTTTTGATAAGGTATACATCATTCATACCGCTAAAATATATCACGAAGACTTTTAGGTAAAAGAAAAGCCAGGGTTTCCCCTGGCTATCTTTTTGCTCTGACTACTTCTTTGGTGTAGTCTTCTTTGCAGCAGGTGCCTTAGCAGTGGTAGCAGGCTTCTTTGCTGGAGCCTTTACCACCTTAACATCCTTTAGTGCCTCTGCAACCTCTTCTACAGGTGGCAGTGTTCTACCAAACGCTGGGTCCTTTGGGTTTACGTAACGTAGTGCTACTGGAACCAAAGCAGCCAATAGAGAGTACAACAGATCCTCTAGTGGCACACCTGCTAGGTATAGTGCAAGACCAGCACCAAGGACCGATCGTCCGTATGATGCCAAGAGTGCCTTTAGTTGTGTGTTCATTTTATTTCTCCTTGTTATTGTCTGGCAACATTTTGAATAGTTCTTTTAACGATTCATCAATTGCCTTTTTGTTATCGTATTTTTCTTTCAATACGAGAATTGTGCTCTGGACATTATCAATATAGTTAAACGCCCATTCACGAGAATCGGACAGGAACTTGATGAACCCATCTCCCTGCTCAGTGGAATCTTGCCTTGTTGCATGTAGAGATATCAGATCTTCCAAGGCACCTCTTTGTATGTGAAGTTCTATAATTGCCTTCACCATTCTTCTGTTTTTGAAAAATAGGAAAGATGCGATCCCAGTAGAGACCAAACCTATAAAGCCAATAAGAATAAAGGCTATGATGTCATATCTCATAGTTGTTCCTTTCCGCCCTCACGAATTAGGAGCACGATAGCCCCATTGTCCTCAAGAGCCTTCTTCACTCTTACCATGTATTCAATAGCAGACCTCTTGTCTTCGTCTAGCAGACGCATAAAGGTGTCTTCTCTTGCAACCACACTAATAAAGTGATCGTTATCAATGAGTTCTACACCAAAGTTTCTTGGTGCAGGGACTGACCTAAACGCTCTACGCATTTCATCGGTATACATTATTTATCCTTATCCATAGTTAGAGTCTTCCATGTCTCTGACCAATCCTGCTTTGTCCTGTGCTTGTTGAATTCTCTAGAGATCTTTCCATTTTCAAAATAGATTCCTCCCCAGACTCCCCAACCCTTGTTAGTTACAGCAGATGCAAAACACTGCTTTCTTACAGGACATTCAGCACATATCGAGTCTACAAAACTCCTTGAATCTACGTCTTCTTCATAGTCATCAAAGAATGTGTTTATCTCCATGCCCAGACAGGCTGACTTTTTCTTCCAGTCATGTCTATCCATTTCAGCCAACTAACTTATTTGGAATCTCCCAACCATCAGTAGTTGCCTCGTAACGTTTCTGCACGATCCACTTACCGTCAACGAGTGCTCCGTCTTTAGACATGGCACCGTTTTCTTTGGTCTTGTTTTCGATGACTGTCCAGCCATCCCATGAAAGATTGTCATTATTCTTGACAATCTCTTCCATTGTTTCAAGTGATTTGATTAACATTTCACTCCTTGTTGTGTAGGTTTGCTATTTGTGTTTTGCATTAGAATCTGTACACCCAAAGATTTGCATCCTTGTCGTGTGCATTCTGTGCCTGCTTTGACCAGGTCTCCTTTGGTTTGGAGAAAAAGGCAAAGTAGTCTATATAGTTAAGGTTAGAGTCAATCCACTGTGGTGGAACCTTAACAAGTTTAATCTTAATTCCTTGCGACTTTAGGGTACGCTCGGTGATGTTAGAGAACTCCTGACCAAAAGAATTGATCTGCATCGGACCAGCAGAATAGATGATAAACTCCTTGTCATCTTCTGGCAAGTCTCTTAGTGCTGTCCCAATTGCTCTCAGAAATATCTGGTAGTCATTAAAACCTTTAGTGCCCTGTATTGCTACTATCATCGTCACTTCCTTCCGTCAGTCTTTCAACTATATAACTTATTCTATTCAATTCTACCTTATCCATAGCCATCGTGTCAATAGGTGTTCCAGAAGAATAGTCAACCATTCCCTCTTCGCTAATTGGAGCCGTGAACACGTTATTGTTCGATATCCAGTATGCGTTGTTTTCGATCACAGCAATGCGAACCATTTGAGATTTCTTGTGATTCCTTGCCTGGGACTCTTTTTCCTTGGGTGGCATGTAGGGAATTGCTGGCTTTATTCTCTCATAGATGTTGCTCTGACTGTGGAATACCCTGCTCACCCTTGGCTTGCTAGCACCAACTCTTTTAATTATAAACAGTATAGTCAGTGCTATCACGACGGTTGAGATGGAGCCAATTAAATATTCCACGGCTAAACCTACTTGCCAGATTTAGCACGTGCTTTTGCTAGTGCTTCGAAGTCTTTTACTTTGGTATCGCCCAGGTATCCCCAGGCGTAGCCCTTCTCAATCATCTCGTGATTGACAGAGTTGCCATCACCGTCAAGATATAGCCAACCAAGAATGCGACCATACTTCTCAGACGAGTCCATCTTCTCGGTCTTAATAACAATATTCTTGGCAGCCTTAATGCGTTCTGCCAGATACTTCTTTGACTCTAGTCCAAGAGCCTTTTCTGCCTTGTCAGTTGTGCGTGACTCTGGGGTATCGATACCAGCCAAACGAACACGTGATGTAAAACTAATGTCAAATCCCAGATCAATTACAACGTCGATGGTGTCCCCATCTACTACGTTGGTTACTTGCTTTACGTAATACTCAAACATTTTTTAAACCCCATTTAATCTTGCTCCATATGCGTTCATGAAAGAAGTAGATAACTATCTTTACCACAACTTCAATACTAACAATGGCAGTAGCCATATCTATTCTACCAGTAATCACTAAAGAAATTATAAAAGTATTTAGACTTTGCCAGAGCCTATAGGTAAGTGCTTTGATTATTGATCTGGTATTTGTTTCTTTCAAATTCCCAGTTCCTTACGTTTCTGTGTGGCGGAGATAGCCTGTAGTTCTTGAGACAGTTCAACCTTCTCAATCTTGTATCCTACATCACGACCATAAACAATGTTAGTGATGTTTGGCAGTCTAAGAATTAAAGTCCCCACTCGTTCCTTGCTATTCTCACGTATATATCCGACAACTTCTTCATAAGTAAGCGGATCTTTTTCCGAAGTTCCATATGTATTCCTTACCCCAACCAATACCTGGTCAGTTCTCTTGTGAGCCTCGTCCTTGAGTGCCTCATGTCCTTCGTGCCACGGCTGATATCTTCCCAACTGTAGTGTTGTTGGTGCTGACCAGTCAAACAGTCCAAACCTTTCAATTACCCTGTCTACAGATAGGTCCGAGAACTCATTTATGACCAGGTCATGCTCGATTGGATCTTCCCACAGAGCGTTTGTGTCTTGGTACCTGCTCTCAGAAATTGTGTTAGTCCAGATCAATGCGTCTGGCTTTCCAAATGCTGCTCTCGTCTGCTCTGTCGGGCATACAAAGTCAACTATGACTGTCTGTCCCTGGCGTGACAGTAGCCTTGCCATTTCTCCAAGTCGTCTAGAGTGCTCTACCCGATTGGAAACAGAAAAGTCCAGATCGGAGTTTACTGTAGCCCTTACTTCGTCAGCGTTTAGGTGTATTGCCCCGATACGCTCCCTGAGTGCTTTTGCCAATGTTGTCTTGCCAGATCCTGGCAGACCAAGTATTTGAATTATCATTGTCTATCTTTCTTCTAATGGCATGATGTCTACCAAAAGATGTACTCTATCTGTCTGAGAGTTGTTTCTTACATAGTGGGTTCGTGTATTGTTTATCTCCCAGCACTCACCCTCTTGCATGTTCAACTCTTCTATTCCAACTCCGAACATTGTATCAGATGATGTAATGATTGGCAAGTGGTGTCTTCTTGTTGTTGTTAGGTAGTCGCCAGAGTCCACGTGCTCTGGAATATCCTGACCTGCCAATAACTTTATCAACAGAACGTTCCCACGACTGCCGTTGTGGAGTGCCTCAAGATCCTGAATGATATCCTCTACTGCGTCAAGCAGTTCTAGGTTTGCAACGTTAGTCTCTACAAAAAAGGGTTCGCCCTTCTGCCATCTAAGGTCCGCCTTGTAGACAAAGTAGGACAGCGTGTGTTTGTGGGTCTCAAAACTATCTTGTCTGGATGTATCCAGTAGCCACTCGTCGCCCATGCCCTGCACAATTGAAATTAGCCTGTCAACGTTAAAGTCAGCGATCTTTTTAAAATTAAAGTTTTCCAGTTCTTTAGTCATTTCCCTGCAACCTGTTCTCAATAAGACGATCTCTCTCGTCAACTACTTCAAAGGCAAACGACTCCAACTTTTCTCCGCTCGACTTGTTGTAGTGGTGAGAACAGAACATAAGTTCTCCAGAGATACCCCTGACCTGAACATATGCCTGTGCCCCACAACTGTCACAACGATCGGCTGCAGTAAGTACCCACTCTTGTGTCTCTACCATTACTTGTCCGTTCTGTAGAATCCGCTGCCCTTAAACTGAATGCCAACTCCACCAATAACTTGGCTCATTCGATACCCACAGTTTTCACAAAAGTGCTCTGGTGATGGGTCATGAATGCTTCTTGTTTCTACCAACTTAGTTTCACATTCTCTACATACATATTCATATGTTGGCATTAGTTAACCTTTCTGCCAAACTTAGCCCACAAGCGTTCGTGGATAAAGTAGCCAATTGCTTCCCATCCGATATAAAGCAGTGCACCCCAGGTGGCGTACTCCCACTCACCAGTGAATAGATAGATGACTCCAGCAACTCCAACAAGATGAAAGGTTTCCCAACTTGCAGTTTTTAGAAAACTACGCTTTTTAGAATCTGACATTTACTTAATCTTTCCCCACGTTAGTGGACCAACAATACCATCGGCAGTTAGTTTATTCTTCTTCTGAAGGTCAACAACCGCTAGGTGAGTTTTCTCTCCAAAGGTTCCAGGAGTGTCTCCGACAACACCAAGAGAGTTTTGAAGATACGTTACCAAACCATTCTTAGAGCCCTTCTTGAGGGTACCCTTGAGTGCTGGCTTTACAGGTGCCTTCGCTGTTGCTTTTGCAGGTGGCTTCGGTGCAGTTGTCGCAGGCTTAACAATTGCTGCAGCACCCTTGGCATCGTGCGTTGGCTCTGGTGCCACTGGATCATCTTCTGTTGCAACTACCGATGCTGTGGCAATAATCTTTTCCTGTGCAATCAGTGCCTTAAAGAATGCAATTGGTTCAATATAGTTCTTGCCGTTTGCATCCCAGATGTGTTGCTTACCAAGACGAAGTTCCCAGTGCAAGTGCTTGCCAGTAGACATACCAGTGGAAGCCATTTTCCCTAGTGGAGTCCCTGCCTCAATCTTCTGACCCTTCTTTACCTTGATGGTTCCATCGCCCATGTGTGCGTATAGAGAGGTGTAGTCCTTACCATTAATCTTGTGAAGCAAGATAACGTAGTTACCAAAGCCACCACCAGCAGCAGTAGACTTCTTAGCCTCAATTACCTTGCCATCGTATGGAGCCTCGATCCAGCATGGCTCATGCTTAGACCAGATGTCGGTTCCGTTGTGATGCTTCTTCTTCTTTGTTACTGGGTGAATTCTCATGCCCATTAGTGAGGTAGCCTTGAAATCTACTCCAGGTTTTCCGTCAATGGGGAATTGTGCTTTAGCCATAATAGCCTCCTAAATGCTCGTAACTATTCTATCACTTATTGGTGATGCTGTCAAGACTTATTCTCTTCCGTCGGACTCTACAATGATCTCTCTGTTATGGAACCAATACGGCAAGGCGTAACGCTGACCACTAGTCATTTTGTGGACCTCGTGTACGTACAAAAAGTTTGATGGGAAAAATATGATGCTACCTGCTGTGGGCTTAATTTTTACACCAGAGTTTACAAACTCGATCTCTCCGCCCTCGTAGTCATCATTGAGATACGTTACTGCAGACAGCACTCTGCTGCTAACGCCCTGATCTTGGTGAGCAGGAAGAAATCCATCGCTTGTATATCTGAGAACATGTATCTGGTTCTCCCTGCCCTTTATATTATTTTCAGCAAATGGATACAGGACCTGAGAGTAGTGTTTTAGTGCTAGGTTTAGGCTGGAGTCAAGTCGTTGATATATAGATGTCTGCTCTTTTGCATAGTAGTCTTCTTCAGAAATGTGCTTGTCTTCTAGCAGATACTTTTTGTCACAAAACTTGTTGTCCCCATATTCCCAAGTACCCCACGGCTTTAGTCGTGTTTCGTGTCCAGAGTGCTCATTGTTTTCATACCTACGGTCTAGGTCAAGAATGTCTTTTATTATTTTATCTGGGTCGTTTACGACCCCCCTGTAGATTACTAGACCAAGATCTAGGATCTCAAAGTCAAGATTTTGGAACATACTCTCGAGCCTTCCAGGTGTCTGCTTGTCCAGGCTCTAGGAAGTCTGGGTCTGCATGCTGTGGCAAACTTGTATGCATATATAGGGCGGTGAACCTATGTCCACTTGTAATTTTTGTTATGCCATGAACATATTCAGTGCCTGCACTTGGGAAGAACACTGCAGAATACTTCTTTGGCTTATATTCGTACCCCTGATTTGGAAAGTAGATAACTCCGCCCTCGTACTCTTCTGGATCATTGAGGTATATGACGGTGCTAAACTCAATAAAGTTTTCCTTACCGCTTGCATCGGTGTGCATTCCACCTTCTGTTCCTGCAACCCAGTGAGAGCCAAAGGTTTTGAACACGTAGATTGGATTCAAGAAACCGTTTGCATCTTTGTGAACATCATTAGATTTGTGACCATACTTAATCAGAATGTCCATTACACGCTTGTTATATGGGAACCCAGTGCCCCCAAAGTATGTGCTGTACCTTTCTGGGTATGGGTTAATCTCTGATGGACGCATCTGCTCTTCGATCAGCGTGGCAGCGTCTTCTGGCGTTATAAAGTTTTCAATGACTAATATTCTATGGCTCATGATACTATTCTACCACAGACTCTGCCGAATTCAAAACATTGACTTTTTGCACAAACTTCTTTGCACTAGCAGTAAAGAAGTTGTTTTCATGAACGTCATACTCAACATCGTTGATCAGGTCTGGTGACGGCAAATAGTAATCCTTATCAAGATTATGATACTTAACAAAGTTGGCTGCTTTTCCAGAATTGATTGCCCTGTGAACATTGTTAAAGTTGTGATACTTTGAGAAGGTTGTGTACATATTTTCTATCGTCCTTGCTCCAAGGTCTGTGTATAAGTCTCCTGGTGCGTTGTAGATATCTATATTGCTATCCATTACGTTAATGCTAAACATCTCTTCTTCTCCATAGTACTTTAACCTTGATGGATAATTCATGTTCTTTAGTAGTTCTGTTCTGGCAAAAATAAAGTTTCTATCTATATATTGGGACATTGAAAAATCATCTGATTCGGTTGGAACATTGATGATTGTGTATGGGTCCTTATAAGATACCTTCGCTGTAGCCCTGCCAGACACCACTACGTCTCGATCTTTAAAAAATTCTGATAGCCTTGTGTCCCAGCCCTGATTAAACCAAACATCATCGGATACTATTGCAGTAAATGGAGAGTCGGACTCTTGTATCTCTTTGGTCTTTCTCATACATGGGCTCTCGATAGAGTCCCAATACACGTGTTCGTAGTTTAAATTGGCATAATCTTTAAAGGTAAAATGCTTGCGAATGTTGCTCTGATCAAACACCTTTATGGAAAAGTTTTTCATCTCTGAGGTTTCGTATATGTTATCTATCACTTCTTGTAGGCGTTTATTCTTGTAAGAATAAAGAATTATCTTAGTTGTGCTCATTAGAACTTCCTCGATCTTTTGACCTAAATATCTTCTTTACCCATGCCGTCTTCTTGTAGTGGTGAAAAAGATCTATTCGCCTTAGTTCTGCACGAAGATCGTATTTGTCCAGTTCCTTTTGGTCGTTAGTAAACACCTCTAGTTCCCAATCATCTCGCTTAAATGGAATCATCTGAAACATGGGCGTTCCAGCAGGGATGGTTCCACGGAACCCTCTTTTAAGAAAGAAGGTAATAAAAACTGGCAGTCCCCAAGAGTCTGCGTCCACAACGCCAGACATTGTGTAGAATGGTAGGTCGTGCCTGTTCATTGGGTGCGTAATTAAAACAGAGTGTCCTGGTGGGGTCTCGTAGTGCCACTCCATTCTCCAGCCGAAGTGTAGTGGGTGACAGTTGTCTGGTACTGGAATATCCACCATATATCTTTGGTCAATTGGCATCTCGTCCCCTTCCCAGGTTAGCACTGGCTTTCCGTCCTCTGAGTAGTCTACGTAAATGTCTACTGGTGTTGGAAAGACGTAGCCCATTGTTAGTGCGTCAAAGAAGGGCATGCACAGTTTAGAGGATGTTGACGACCCATCGGTGCCGATATGATTTTCAATATTAAGATCAAAGTTGCTGTTGGAACTGTAAAACCTAGACAAGGACTTGTACCATTCTGGTATGTGTCCTACTGCAGGCTCTGGGTAAAGAAGTTCTCTATTCATGAACTTTTGCAGTCTTGTTAGAACTAACTTAAGTTTCAATTGTATTCCTTTTTAGCCCTAAAGAAATTCTTATATCCATTTGCAAACACACTTCGAAGAAGCAACCCTTGCTTTAGTATAGTTTTCTTTGATTCTTCTGGAGATGTGATCTCCATCTCCCAAGACTCTCTTTGGAATGGCACCAACTGTACGAGTGGTGTTCCCCTCTTAATAGTGCCCTTGAAATTCTTTTCAACCAAGAATGAAAAGTGTCCATCAGTAACAAAACTATCAGTGTCTACGATTCCTGGAAATGCAACGATTGGTGATTCGTCTGTATGCATTGGCTGTAACACCATGCAACTATATCCTGGCGGAGTTCCTACTGCCCACAATGGAAAAACTCTTAGCAGGGTTCTGTGATACTTGTCGGTATCAATCGGGTAAGTTCCATACTGCTCCAGTGAGTGTGAAGAAAATACCCTACCTCTGATCGGACCGAGTTGGTTTGGTGCAGAGAATTCTAGGTTGTCTGGGTTGGTTGCGTCCACATAAATATCACATGGTGCAAGCAAAAGGTACCCTGCAGTCATTGCATCAAAGATTGGCATGCACTTTTTTATTGTGCTGGTGGCTATTCCCTTGGATAAAAGATCCTTGCTTATTGTCGGTGGCTGTCTTTTATACCACTCTGGCATGTTCTTGCTCGCTGGTATTGGTTGTGGTGCAAAGTCAATTATGTTTTCGTCTGCTGGATAAAAAGTAATGCTTTTATTTTTCTTGTTCTTCATAGAATTTCCTAACTCTCTCTACAATTATATCATTAGCCTCAAACTCTATGTTGAATGCTGGGGAGCCCCTATATATCTCTCCATATCGTCCATTATCCTTCATGTGACTGCCATCTAACTTAAACTTAAAAGAAACAAACTGTGGAACGATATAGTCTTCCCAGTCTTGCACCTTATAGAACGACACAGTGGAATCTGGGACTTCGAATGGAGAGCCATCTGGCTCAACAACCCTTGCGGTGATGTCAGCATCGATAATCCAGTAGGTGAATGTCTTATACGCAGGAGTTCTACTTAGGCTACCGCTGTCCCAAGAGTTTTTTGTCTGATAGTACTGTCTTATCCATGGTCGTTCGGAGTGGTAGTAGGGTCTATCCTTCTGCATTCTCAGGTATATGTCTGCAAAAAGTTGGTACTGAAGTGTAACAGTATTGTTAACAATGCTAATTAACTTTGGTGGAAAAGCCATGTACTCAAGATACTGGTTGACTGGCTTTATGATGGAGTCTTTGTATTTGCCGTCTATGTTCTTTGCAGTTAGCCACTTTTCTGGTACCCTGGATGCCCTGCACATCTCTGTAAATTGGGGATCGTACACTTCGTCCCATAGATTAAAATTAAATTCTGGATCCACTGTTCTCCTACTGTTTGAGCCCCCGACAGGATTCGAACCTGCGACTTCGATATTACAAGTATCGCACTCTACCAACTGAGTTACAAGGGCGTAGCCTATTTTATCTCATACCCTTGAGAGCGGTTAGGCAACCGTTAGCGACTCCGATGGGACTTGAACCCACGACCTCCACCGTGACAGGGTGGCGTTCTAACCAACTGAACTACGAAGCCTTATTTTGTTTTGCTCCCCCTGCTGGACTCGAACCAACGACATTTCGGTTAACAGCCGAACACTCTACCAACTGAGTTAAGAGGGATTGCTCTTTAATTATACAGGATCAGATTCCTATTTGCAACTTAATGTCCTGCCACTTTTTGAGAACTGATTCTTGTGAGCAAAAATTTTCTACGTTCTGTTTTGCCTTATCTATCATAGCAGCCTTCTCTTCTGGTGTCAAGGATATTGCTTTATTTAATGCATCCAGGATTGTCTGCTCACCAACATTAAACCATGAAAAGCCCCAGAAGTCCTTGTATTTATGTGTGGATTCATCTATGGTCCAAGTGTTAGACTCTAGTATGATTGCAGAATCACTAGTTACATAGTCACTCATTGATGTATGATCTGGAGTTATGCATACCCTTCCAGACACCATAGCCTCACATAGCGGAAGATTCTGACCTTCGGCACGGCTAGGAGACACATAGTTTTGACAGGAGTTCATCAGCATCTGCAGTTTACTATCTGACAATCTCTGTGGAATAAAATAAACATTGTCGAATGCTGTTTCTGGGAATGACGGAAACTCTCTTCTAAAAGCAGTTGCTTGAAGTTTGCTAAGATCTCCCTGTGCGGTCATCTTAAGTAATAGAATTGCTTCGGGGTGCTGCTCTCTAAACTTTACAAAGGCTGTGACTAGGTTACCAAAGTTTTTTCTGATGTCGTGTGGGTTAAGAATGTATAAGAATCTTTTTTCATATTCTGAGTTATCGAACAAACTCTTTAAAGACTGTGGCTTGTGGTCAGAATAGTAGCCACTTTGAGTGCTTAGTGTATAGCAGTTTATGTCGTCAATAGACTCGTCATCCTCTATTGCTTTTTCGGTTACTGCTGATGGCAGGACGGAAGACTCTATGCCATATGACTTAAGGGTTGATTGCGAATAGGATGACAATGTTAGAACATGGTCAAACCTGTTGAGTGTTGCTGCATAATCCTTCTTAAAAATACCGTTATTGCCATCACTCTTGGGTGGCAACTTGTCAAATTCCCAGGCAAAATAGCATATGTTCTTGTGTTTAGGAACAAGCAGGGCAACGTCTGGTGGAAGAAAAGATATGTTAACTGTGTTTGGCACCTGCCTCATTATAGTTCTAGCAGATCCAACGTGAAATGGATATGAGAATGTGCCAACAACATTGTCGGTATTCTTAATCGTATCGTTAAATGATTCCATAGCAAAGCCATAAGAGTAGTGGGCATAACCCCATCCCTTACCCTTATAGTCAAATGGTCCGCTTAAGAATATATTTGTCATTACTGAATAATTTTGATTACTGGGGCACACGGATCTCCGCCGTCTTCCCATTCTTGCTCTTCTTCTTCAGTCATGTACGGATCTCCGTCATGCGTATAGCAGAATGGTTCTGTGACCCAGCCTCTGTCAATGCCAGTCTGGAGCCAATCTCCAAAGCCAGCGTCGTTTATGTTTTCCATGTAAAAACCCTCTCTAGGTAGTATATCTATTTTACACTAAAAAGAGAGGGTTTTCAAGGGGTTGTCAGAACTATTTTCCGTCTTCTTCTTCAGCCCTGCTGTGTTCCTTACGGAATGCCGAGTTAATCTCAGCCTGGGTCAACTTGCCATCTTGAAGGAATGACTTTGCCAAGTCCTCTAGGACACGTGCAACACCAAGCAATCCTGCCATTGCCACTGCCTGTAGAACATCTACTCCAGCGATAGCACCAGCACCCAAAACTCCAAGTGCTGAGATCACAAAGACTGCAACCATTCTTGCAAAAATATCTGCAATTTGCTTTACCATATTAAATCACCCCTTCCTTTACATTGATGTTTGTGGTGGAAACATGTTTGTCTACATAGTTTCCCCTGGCTCCATTGTGAGCCGTCTTTCTGGGGTTTCCTGATTTAGGCTCAGAGTGTGCCTTTAGATAATTAATCATCATTATCCTTTCTTAGCGGATACGTTAGAGTCCATAGAGCAAGGGTGCCCATGATACAGTATCCTACTATTGTTTTTGCAGATCCTTCTAGAACTACCCAGGCTAC